AACTCATTTCTAAGAGTAATCTTTCTGGTATTCGTGGTGGTGCCAAACTTCATAAGAGATATGATCTTATTGTCTTGGATGATTTTGAGGACGAGAATAATACTATCACTCCTGAGTCTAGGGCAAAGATTTCCAATCTTGTTACGGCTGTTGTCTTCCCTGCCTTGGAGCCGCAAACAGGACGACTCAGAATAAATGGGACACCTGTACACTATGATAGCTTTATTCAAAAGATTTTAGTAGGATATGAACAATCTGTTAAGGAGGAGGAAGATTATTCTTGGAAAGTAATCACCTATAAAGCCTTAATGGATGATGGTACTACTCTCTGGCCTTCATGGTTTGGGCATAAAGAGATGGAAAGAAAGAAGAAGTTTTATTCTGATTCCGGAACTCCACAGAAATTCTATCAGGAGTATATGATGGAAGTTCAATCTGAAGCAGATTCAATATTCAATAGAGAACATATAAAATATTGGGATGGTACTTTCACAAAGGATGATGAAACCGATATGACTTATGTTATACCAGATGGAGATGATCCTAAGCCATGCAATCTTTTTGTTGGAGTAGATCCTGCAACAGATAGTGCTAGGAGAAATACCGATTATAGTGTTATTATTGTGATAGCTGTCACAGCAGATAATAACATTTATGTGCTTGACTATGTCCGAAATAGGACACTACCAGTACTTGGAGTACCTGGAACTGACAATAAGGGAATAGTAGATTATATATTTGATTATGCTAAGTTCTATAAACCTACATTATTTACAATTGAAGATACGAGTATGTCAAAGCCTATATTCCAGGCTATACGTGCTGAAATGAGAAGGCGTAATGAGTTTATTATTCCATTCAAAGAAGAGAAACCCGGTACTAGAATGAGTAAGAGAGATAGAATACAGGAAATACTTGCTCAAAGATTTGCAGTAGGTCAGGTGCATATTAAGAAGATGCAATATGATCTACATAGAGAGATAATGACATTTGGGCCAAGAATGGCTCATGATGATACAATAGATGCTTTAGCTTATGCATGCAAATATGCCCATCCTCCAACAGGACTACATGAGTCAAGGGATGGATGGTATAAGCAGAAACCTAAAGCTAGAAGTTGGATAACAGCATAGGAATATAGAATGATTAAACTTATCGTACTTTCCGTAGCACTAAATAGTAGCGAATCACCTCCTATGATATCACCGACTCTAAGTAGTTTTTCTCAAGAGGATACGAAAATAGAGCGTAGTAGACGTGGCAAAGGTCAGCGTGGGCGTAAAAGAGGTGGCAACGGATTAAGGTAGAATGGCAAAAGATGTGAAAAAAATAATGGCGGAAATGTTAGCCGAATGGTTATTTAAAGATTTTGGAATTTTGATAAACAAACCTTCAGAGAAGGAAATAGCTGAGACTTTAGAAGAGCATGATAAGGAAAAAGTGCTTGAAAATGGGGTTAAAAAGAGATGAGATGTTCCAAGCAATACGTGTATTGAATCTATTGGTAGGATTATTGAATATATATTTATATAGTCTAGGTGGTGGATACCACTTATTGGGAATAGGAATGCTCAATATATCAGTATGGGCTTTTACCAGAGGAGTACATGAATGAATTGTGTTATGGGATATATTACTAGGATTAATATTTTTAGGAGCTAATCGATATGGAGTATACATTACTGATGAGTGTCCACAGGCGAGGTACGATTGTCCAGAAATTTGTGACGTAGATCACATTCATTTACCAATAGAGGAATGCAATAATGGCAAAACAGAACAAGAAAGTAGATCAGATTCGACAACTATATCATTTAGCAGACAGCTCTACAAGGAGACAGTGGCAGCAAATAAATCAAAAAGGATATGAGTTTGCACATGATGAGCAATTAAGAGCTGATGAGAAGGATTCCTTAGAAGAACAGGGAATGCCTACTTTTACAATTAATCGGATACTTCCGGTTGTTGAGATGCTTAATTTCTATGCTACTGCTAATAACCCTAGATGGCAAGCTGTAGGAGTAGAAGGTAGTGATACTGATGTAGCGGCAGTGCTTTCTGATCTTGCCGATTATGTATGGCATAATTCTAATGGCTCTACACTTTATACTAATGCTATAAATGATTCAGTAACTAAGGGTGTTGGATATCTCCTAGTCACTATAGATAAGGATGCTGATAATGGTATGGGCGAGGTAGTCGTACAGCAACCAGAGCCTTTTGATATTTTTATAGATCCTAAGTCAAGAGATATGCTCTTTCGTGATGCAGCATTTATTATGATTCGCAAGGTATTGCCTAAGAATCACTTGATGAAGGTATTCCCCGATTTTAAACGTAAGATAGCTAACTCAAATAGTGATGAGCAATCACAGACTACATATTCAGCACGATCTATGGGTGACGGAGATCAAAAGTTATTTACTTATAATGATGATGTAGATTCTGATTTAGCTATAACTGCCGCAGGAGAAAGAGATCAGTTAGTTGAATTTTTTGAAGTATATGAAAAGATAAAGATGTCCTATATAAATCTATTCTATCGTATACCACCTGATGAAGAACAGTTGAAAGCTATAAAGCAGCAAGCTGATGTCCAGTTAAAAGAAATGCAGGCTGAGATGGAAGTACAGCTATTAGAACAACAACGGCAAATGCAGGAAGCAGTTCAGTCTGGAGATATGTTACCAGAAAGATATGAACTTGAAATGCAGAAGGCTCAAGAAATGATGGTACAGCAATTACAAGTAGCTCAACAAGAAATTATGAGTCAGCTTCAATCAGAGGCATCTAAAATTGAGAATAAAATTGTTACTGAAAAAGAATTTAATATCCTAATAAAAGATCCCCAAATAGCAGATAATATAGTAGATAAAGTACAGTTTTATTCCTCTCGTATAAATATAACTTGCATGGCAGGTGATAAGGTTTTATATGATGAAATTCTACCAGATTCTATTACAGAATATCCATTAATTCCATTTCATTATAAATGGACAGGAACTCCATATCCAATATCAGCTGTATCACCGCTTATTGGAAAGCAGCAGGAAATAAATAAAGCACATCAAATTATGGTGCATAATGCTTCACTAGGATCTAGCCTTCGATGGATGTATGAAGAAGGCTCTATTGATGCTGAGATATGGGAAAAGTATTCATCTAGCCCAGGAGCTTTACTTCCAATTAGACCTGGAGTGGAAAGACCTACTCCGGTAATTCCAGCTCCTCTTGCTAGTGCCTTCTTTCAAATAGTTCAGGAAGGTAAAGGCGATATGGAGTATTTGGCTGGCATATATAGCTCTATGATGGGAGATAGTTCTCAAGCTGGGGAAACTTATCGTGGCATGTTAGCTCTAGATGAGTATGGTACTAGGCGTATAAAGCAATGGATGAGTACTTCTGTTGAACCTGCTTTACGACAGTTAGGAACTATGGTTTTACAGTTCTCACAATCAACATATTCAGCATATAAACGATTTAGACTAATACAACCTTCTGCTATTCAAGAAGGAAGAGAACAGGAAGTTAATATCCCTATTTACAATGACATGGGAGAAGCTATTGGCAAATCAATGGATATATCTGAAGTTAAATACGATATACGTATTGTTCAAGGTTCTACATTACCTATTAATAGATGGGCATATCTAGAAGAATTAAAGCAACTAATGCAGCTTGGTATAATAGATGATATAGCTGTACTTGCAGAAACTGATATTAAAAATAAGGAGAATATTGTCAAAAGAAAATCACTTTATTCACAATTACAAGGACAGATACAACAATTATCCGAAGCTGCTAAGGATAAGGACGGTACTATCGAAACACTTGAGAGACAGCTGGTGCAAGCTGGTATCAAAAATAAAGTAATGCAAGCTGACGTTGAGATTAATAAAAAGAAAGAAGAAGTTAAATCTCAAATGGGCAAGCAATACGTTGAAACAGAAGGAAAACAAAAATTATTGCGTAATGTAATGACTAATAATGTAGAGTCTCAGAAACAACAAGCAGGCAATATGTTACAGTCAGTAAAAAATAGTTTGGAAGCTGAGGCCGAAGAATAATATGTTATGCACACTGACTATAACTCAAAAGGAGATATAAGATGGAAGAAACGACAGGTAACCCTGAGATTGGAATGCAAGCAGATTCATTAGAAGCTGCAGAAGCACAGCAAACCAATTCAGGCTCCTCAGAATTTTTCGATCAACTCGAAAATGAGGTTAATGGTGGAATAATAG